AATGTCCCCTCCTTGCGAATTGGTCGAAGATTCAAACATCCCATACCGCTTGTCGCGGGTGAACGGTTGGTCCTTCGACCCTGCTTCAGTGATGGTTGCGTATGGTCCGAGCAACCACCCATCCTGATTCATCAGGGTTCCGTCCGAATCGTTTTCGGAGGTGTAGCCGAACACCTTCAAGGGGCGAACCATGCGCACGATGTAGTCAGCATAACGGCGAACAGGCTGCGCGATTTGCGCCTTTGCAGTGGCGTTTGTCCCACCCTGCCTTGTTCGGAGAAGGTCGCCTTCTTCACGCCGCTCAAGCCACGTTTTGCGCAGAATGAACACACCGCCCCATGGGGGCAGGTCCGCTGATCCGCGCACGGCCCAATGGTCACGGATGCCTGCACCATTGGCTTGCTGAATATCGTCACTGAAGGGGTTGGAAAGGGCTGAGAGGTCAGTGTCCTCGTTCAACGTCCACTTGGGTTTGGCGTTGCGTTGGTTAGGGTCGGACCGGCCACCGTAGGTTTCGTTGGGGCGAGCCGCAGTGGTTGTGATGCTGCCCTTCGACGCCCCTGTTTTGGTCCAACGTGTTTCTTGGACCCATGAAGGCGTGATGGGGAAGATTTGACCAACCGCGAGGTCCGAATGCAGGGACACGGCTTTGGTGCTCGTCACCATGTAGTCGGTGTTGCGCCCTTCTGAACGCTCCGTTTCCGTTTCGACATTCAGGCCAAGACGCGGGGACAAATCTGACTGAACCTGCCTGTGGTCTGCAATTTCGTGCAGTGGGATGGGCAGCGTTCCTCGTTCGGCTTGGGTAGTGTCGGGCATGTTTTTGCTCGTTCCCCATCCAACGGCGGGGAAGTGCTCTTGGGTGGCCGTTTTCACATCCACGGGGTGGGCGTTGAGATGGAGATTGGAGCCTTTGTGATGGTAGAACTCACTGCCCACTGAGGCCCCGAACTCGGATGCTTGGAGCACCGCTTCCACCGAATCAGCAGCCTTTGCTTTGTCCCCCGAATGGTGGTTCAGTCCGATGATGGGGTCCGAGCCAGTATTCACGGACTTCGCTTCCATGAACTTAGCACTTGAGCCCGTGATGGTGGCGAACTCGGTCCTGTGCGCATCCATGAGCCCTGCGGGCATGGCTCGTGGGTTCACAACACCGAGCATTTCGTGCTGAAGCACACGCCCCATGCCCACGCGACGTTCGCCCTGCGCCCACGGGGCATTCGACAGGCGGTTGAAACCCTGCCCATCATGTGCTTCGTTCGTCTGCTGACTGACGACGAAGCCAATAGGTGCCGTTCGCTCAACACCCGTGTATGTCGTTCCCGTAGCCCACGGCCAATCTCCACCCGTCGGCAGGTCATTCAGAGAATCGTGCTTGCCGCCGTCAAATCGAGCCGAGCGAAGAATAGCGTCCATTGAGGTAGATGTTTCGGCAGGATCGCCTGCGAGCATGTTCAATGCGTCACTGGCGTTGCGGAAGCCAAATGCGCGGACGGGAAGACGACGACTCCAATCGATGGCGACGAGGGGGTCATGGACGGCCACGACCACGTTCCAATCCTGTGTCCCATCACTGTCGAGCACACGACGGGTTGGGACCTTTCGGGGGCTCAGTCCATCACCAATACCTTCACCACGGCTGAAACGATGCGACTCACCGGTTGTGGTGAATTGCGGAAGAAGTTCAAGCGTGCCGTTCGCCTCACGCAACCCCGAATGACCCATGAGAACCGCACCTGCGGCTCTTTGNCCCCAATTGGTCCCGTGACCGCCTGCGTTCAGGCCGTTGTAGCCGTATTGCTGAAGCCATTGGAATGCGTAAATTCGCTCAAAGGCCATCCCGTGATCGATACCCGACGAAGCGGTTTCGTGAGCGTTGCGGAGATATAGGCCACGCACTGAGGGTTGCTGAACGGCATTGGGCATTCCCGCCTGTCGGTATCTGAACGTCATGTATTGCTCGCGGACTGTGCCGAGCAAGGCAGGATGTGCATATTCGGCGGTCCATGTGCAAAGGAAGGCATCGGGGGTAGCCCCTGAGTTCGTGTCAGATGGTCCAAGCAACGCGAGGTCTTGGTGCGCATCAGTCGCGTTGAATGATGAACCCGTATCGTCGCTCGCCACAGGGACGGCTGAGGCATTCACCAAATCGGGGTCATGGGTGAGCAGCGGAGGCACAGTGGCAATTTCAGTCGCTACGCGGGGTGTGCGCCAACCCGGAGCAAGCCCCATTGTGGAATAGACGAAGGGGTCACTGCCCGAATCCTCATGAGCATGGTCTACCCATGCGGGCGGAGGACGACCACCCATCAACAGGTAGTTGCTGACCATGAATCCATTGAGCGCGAACTCTTCGCCTGCATTGTGTCGGTTGTTCACCGTCCGAGCGACTGAAACTTGAATGGAAACGGGCCCCTGCGTCAGTGCAGCCGAATATGGACCGCTNCCATCTTTGCCGGTGTATGCGCTAACCCAACGCGCCTGCTCGGTTGCACCTTCCACCTTCGTGTGGACTTGACCCGGCGCAAAGAGAACGTCGATTTGTTCCTGTGGCGCAGTGCCGTCATAACGACGCCAATTTGGAAGGCCCCGTCCTTCGATTTCACCCATTGGAAAGCCGTCGGAAGCAAATGAGCCAGTGTTGTATGTCTCGCTCTTGACTTCCAAAGAGTCGAGGTAGTAGAGCGTGGAGGATGGTGGGGCACTACCGCCGTTATAGACTGACTGAAAGCCCCAATGCTTGTGCTCAGATTCAGCCTCAAAGAGTAGGGTGTAGGCCGAACCGTGCGAACGGTGCAGTTGTCGGCGGAGGGCTTTCGGTGTCCCTCTTGTGGTCAGTGGTGTGATGAAGTGGTGTCCCTGCCGACCAAAGCGGATGCGGTGGTGCGGATGGGTGTAGGTTTGTTCAACCCCATTTTGCGTTTCCTTGAGGACAGAACCACGCTCCGTATGATCGCTCAAGCGATGGGCGGCATACAGGCGCGTTGTCCCACTTGGGATGGCACCGGGTGTGGTGTTGGGGGTCAGCCCAAACTTGGACGCCATGTCGTCATGCAAAATGCGAACGGGGTGGAAATGGAGAACGCGGTCGTGTGTGTCGAACGACGTGGTTTGGTTGTTGGCTTCTCGGACACCGGCTTCTTCGGTGGTGGGTGCGCTTAGGCCACCCATCCCCCACGACAGATTGCTCCACGCCTGCACACGATCGTGACCGGAGCGAACGAGAATGTTCCCCGGAATGGCGTCCTGCGAAGGCAGATTGATGCTAAGATTGGAATCAACCCCGCTTCCGACAGTGGACGGGAGGGGCGTTTCAGTGCCGGTTGCGGGATTGACCCGATTCGCATTGTGTGTGTAATCCTTGATGACCGTTCCGAATGGCGACCCACCCTGAAGCACAAGTTCCTGCCCCTTATCATCAACAACGGACAGGTTTTCCCACACCATTTCCTCGTTAGGGATGATGAGGCCGCGCACCCGTTCTGTGTTCACCGTGCGAGTGGTTCGGAATGGGCGGCAAACATAGCCCTGCGCACCAGTGAATGAATCTGATGCGGTGGTGATAGTCGCCTTTTCGCTTTTTAGCCCGAACTTCCCCACTGCTTTTGCGGCATTGACCGACGATGCGCGTAGATTGCCCATCTGAGCATGTCGTTCATCATGAGCATTGGAGAACGTGGCGAATCGTCCCGGTATTTGGTGCCCATTCTCCAACGCCACCGCCCAATCGGCGTTGGGTGGGGCCTTGAAAAGCGACTGACCATTCCTGAGAACAATGGTGCTGCTGCTGATGGTGATTTTGACGCAGGCGCGGTAAATGCTTTGATTTGCAGGGATTTCACCATAGAAGTTCGTGACCTTCATGGTCCCAAAATTGCCGGACAAAGCAAGGCCGGTGTAGGCGGTAGGAAGGGTGATTTTTGCATATTTGTCCCCCGCATCGCTGACCATGAGTCGTGGGTGATTGTCGGTCGCGTAGGAGTCAAATGACGTTCCATCACCAAACGATTCCTTGTCTGTGATGTTCAGACCTCCTGCGTTATAGAGCAAAACCTGCCGCCCGTCATCGAAGTCTTCTTGCGTATATGCAAGGCCCGAAGAGGCGGGTGTTGTTAGGGCTTGACGACGATATAGGCGCGTTCCGGCGGCTATGTTCTTCGTCAGATTGGCACTGAGGGTGATTTGGAATGAGGCAAAGGCGGAAATGATTCCGTATTCGTGCCCTCTTTCGTCCAATACCACATCACCCACGGCCCAAGGTGAAGGATCGGAAGTAGGGTCTTTGTCCACCGGAAGGTTCGGGGTTGAAGTGCTCGTGGATGTATTGCAGAGCCAACCACTGTCCCTTTCGCGCGGACCCAACACGTCAAACGACGTGTCATGCGTTTCCTCAATTGCGCTGATGGTGCCGATTGCCTCCCCCTCAGACGAGTAAATGACATCCCCTACATCGAAATGTGTTCGGAAATCAGTGTTGGGGGCCAACACCTTCACCTCGGTGGTTCCGACGCCGAGGCCCGATGCGTTGTTCGTGCTCACGATGCAATCCGTGGTAATCACGTTCCGGTCGTCCATTCGGACACCGAACTCGGGTTCCTCAATGAGCAGTTCATCACTTTCGACGGCATTTCGCTGATCGTTGAGGCCGGTCCATTGGAACGGGTCGGCGGCGGCTTCACCCATGATAGATGGCCCATCAAAGGGCATATCAGGCGGTGGTAGCGACGGAAGATAGCACGAATTGAGCCCTTCGATGCTAAAGCGCGAGTAGCCATGCCCGCTAAGCGCAGAAGGTTGAGCACCCCGTGATTCGTGCCCAACGTCCGGCAAGCCCATGTTGCCCCCGTCCATCGGCTTAGCCGCCATGTGCCACACGGGAATAGGCGCACCGAGCCCCTGAATGATAGGGCCGCCGTTTGCCGTTCCCCAATACCCACCGCCGGTTGGCGTGTCACTTTCCCACGTCACCACAACAGTGTGTTGCTGCTCCACCTCGTTGTTAATCGTGAATGATGCAGTTCCGGTGATGTTTGCTGCCGTATCGTAGTCCACCACACGGAACACAATTTCACCACCCTGTGTCGTGGGGTTATCGAACGTGAACGTCTGCACAATCGACCACCCATCATACCGCAGGGTGTTGCCCGATGAGTCAGTGATGGTCCCCTGTTGTGGAATGTCGGTGGGTAGGTGGTGCGTCGGCACATCAGTGACGGTTTGAAAATTGAGGTGAAGCCTGTCGTTGCGAATGAGGGTGTTTGAGGGGAGGTCGATTGCGATAGGCGCATCGAGAACCACCGTCCACGGGTTTGCGCCCGAATACACGTCCCGAATGGTCCCGATGTAGCGCGAATTGGCCCCCGCCGTGTAAAGCGAGTCACCAACGTAGTATTCGTAATTCGCAGGGACCGGGACTTGGGTAAGTGACAGGGTGTTGGTGCTTCCCGCGGTGTAGTCGCTCGTGGTTTTCAGATCGCCAGTGGACAGTCTGTTGGAATTGACGTTCTTTCCGGTGTAGGATGCTTTGCCGCTCATGCGTTGGTATTTCGCTCGCAGGTAGCGCCCACGACTGTGCGCCCCTGTTTGGTGGTCACGGGACGAATTGATAGCGGCAGCAATCATCCGAGCCGCGCTTTCAGTTCCAAGGTTGAATCCCGCGGTCTTCAAATCAATGACGAAAAAATTGTCTGTGTTTGCAGGTGCGCTGCTCGTCGCAAGGGGCGTGCGAACGAGAAAGTGCATTCCAAGGTCGTTGGCCGATGAACCACCTGCCCACGTCACTACCGTGGCGTCATCGTATTCGGTATCGGGGTAGGTGAAGTGTAGACTAAAATATCCGCTCGCGGGCCTCCCTTCATCGGACCCGAAAGTCCGACGATCGGCGGGATATTCCCGCTGAGGATAAGTCCGAATCACCATTAGTCCCACACCGTCCGAGCGTTGTAGAGGTTGGCGGCCTCTGTTGCATCGAAGGTATGGTCCCACATAGCGATTTCCGACAAGGCCCCATTGAAATAGATGGGGTCATAGGCGTTCGATGCACCNCCGTGATGCTTTCCGTAGTAGAATCCGGCGGTTGGTGTGACGGTGTGCAAAGCCATGCCGACAGTGAGCATGTTCACGTCACGTCCGTAAAATCCACTGCTCAGGGCACCTGACTTCTTCAAGTTCTCATTGTTTGCCAATGCGGCGAGGATGGGGCGAGTCAGGGTGATGTTCGTGTCAGTCAACGAGAGCACTTCACCGAGAAGGACTCCCGCGTTGGTGAAGATGTGGTCGCCCACCGAGAAGTGCGAAGATGCAGCCACAGTGTCCACGACAATGCTCGACGTGCTTCCTGCGGTGTAGCCGCCGCCTTTGTTCACAAGAACGCCGGAGGCCGAAAGTGTCCCGACTCCCACGCCTTGTGGCAAATGAGGGGTGTTGGCGATTGTTCCGGCGTTATATGAGCCCTGATCTACCAAGTCGGCGTTTGCCGCAGGAACAAGCGGTGTGGCGGACACAAGAGCACCATTGACGTAAAGGGCTCCACCCGAACCCGCCAAACGCGCGTAAATGACGTGATACCAACCATTCTTTGGTTGATCGGTAAGGGTTAGTCGTTCGTCGTGGTCAACTCCTAAAGCGGTCCTGACGCGAGCGATGATGGCAATATCCATCACTGCGGGGTTTGTTCCTTGTTTCGTTTCAATCGAAATACCGTAGCCTGCACCGTTTTGGTCAATTCCATGGATGACCGGACCGTTGCCGTAGCCTTGACTTGACCAAGGGCCCACGTTCGGTTCTGCGCTGAAAAAGAATGAAATGGTGTAGTTCCCCGTTGCGCCGCTTCCCTGAGCATTATCGACGCCGGGAACAAGCAAACGGGCAATTTGCCCCCCTTCACTTTGAATGGTGTGGAGAGCAATACCCGCGTCCGTGGACGCTGCAAAATCAACACCTGCACTTTCAGGATCGCCGGATAAAGGCGCAGGTGACGACATGGTGCTCGCAAACGTCCCGCGTGCGAGCGCCTTTCGGTCATGCAGTGTTTCAAGCACAAGTTCTTTTCCTGCTCCAAGCGCCACGTTGTTGATTGCGCTTTCGTTGAGGCGGAGATAAAAGATACACGAGCGAGAGGGGGTGAAGGCAAGAGTTGGGCTCACGTTGGAAATAGGAACGGTCATCACACCGTGTAGCCCTCGATAGGTGTTGTCTTTCACGGTGTCCCTATTGCGCACTTGGGTGAAGTCGAGAACGGCGGCAGATGTTTGCACTTCCTCAAGATTTTGAAAGCCCGCATAACCGCTCGGCCCCTGTGAGTAGTGGTGGGTGTAGAAGTCGGAGTAATCGTTGGCGGTGCCGTCGCTGATGTCAAAGACGGTGCCGGTGTGCCCACCTCCAAAGAACAGAATGCCGTGAGCGTCGGGCAGTGGGTAGAGGATGCGAACAGAAGCCTCGACACTTTCTCCTTCGTTGTTCACGAACTGCTCCGTCCATTGTTTCGCAACGCCTTCAAGCGGTTGCACGTTGAGAAGGAAGGCACAGGCACCGGGGCCCTCCGTCATACAGTCAGTCGCCCCAATACCACCGCCAATGTCAGTGAAGGTGCCGAACAGTGAATCATTCACCAAAATGTAGCCGGGGCTTTCCTCGGTGATACGTCGGCCCATGCGTGTGATGAGATCCATGACTGACCTTTCAACCGCCAAATGTGGGAAAGCGCGACTGTCGTAATTCGGCCACGCTATGTTGTTGAAACGGCGTGCTCCGCGCACGGTCTTGAGCACGGTTTGACCACCAATACCCGCATATGTCCGCAGACCCCCTGCATCATCTTGCACACGTCCATGAACTCCGCCCTGAAATGTAGTAATCGGAATGTGCGTTTCGCCGTCCATGCCGACGGGAAGAGGGGCAGGGAAAGACGATGCCTGATAGGACCGACTATTGGTGGCGAGCAGCCCACCGTGACCGACCGCTTGAACGGGGCGGTATGGATATAGAGAATGGTTGTGCATCCACACGGCGAAATTGCGTCCCGTTGCACCGGGAATGGTGGAATGGATGACGACAGACAAGCCGCCTTCACCGTCCCTGCTTTCCACCTCACCACCGAGGAAGGCTCGGACATATCCCATGTGCGAACCAGTGTCCGACGACGAAACGGTTTCTGTTCCGTCACTTGTGGTGAACAATTGGGGTGGGTTGAAGGCACTTCCACCTGCCGTATTGCTCGCGTTGGGATGCCCTGCTTGATTGATGCGTCGAATGAACTCATGCACCGCTTCTTTGAAATTGCTGACATTGCCCGAAGAAGCGATGTCGCCTGCATTAAGGCGTAGGGGGCGAACGTAGTCGAGCGTGCCGTCGCTCCGCTTGCCTTTCAGCGAAAGGTAGCCGGTGCGGCATTCAACGGGGGCTTGGAGCGGGAAGTCGTCGTCGCTAAACAGGTGGTTGGCTGGATCGAAAACGAAACCTTCCATGGTTGGGCCGTTGCGAATGAGCAGGGTTGCCTCGTCTTCGGGGTCGATGGATATAGCCGTCTTTGAATCCGCCATGCGCCCAAACGCCATCGTGTAGCGCATCGGGTCCACAAAGTTCTGAGCCATGGTGGCGTTTGACGTGCCCGCAGACACTTTGAGTTCGCTCAAGGGCCACACGTTCCCATCTTCTTGCGTATCAGAGAGCCATGCTCCCATCACAACCGGCATACCGTAAGTGATGGCCGTTTTGACCGCTGAAAGAGTAGCGTTCTCATCCGACCAATCGTGAAATGCGTCGAAATACAGGCGGTGGCTGCTTCCCGAAACTTCGGTTTTATAGACGTGCAGACGGATGCCCCCATCACTGAGGATGCCTTCACCGACAGTCACGACGAAAGCCTCCGAAGATGGGGTGAATGCGCCTGTGTGGTCCGCAGCCGCCGCAAACGTGCGGACGCCGCTCGACTCAGCAGGCGCGTCAAACCCACCTTCGTTGATGAATGGGTTGATGCTATCGACTTCGATGTATGTCGCGTTAAACGTGGTCCCACTGCTCACGCCCGTAGCGAACGTCGCTGCATTGTCCCGCATGAATCGCACGCGCGTTTTCCCGACCACTGCGGCGTAGTCGTGAATGCGCAGGGCAGACACGCCATCACGCAGCCCCCAATCAATGGACCAACGGTTTTCATAACGTCCCATTTGCGGCCTGTTGGATGCGGTCATGGTGCAATCCACTACGAACTCCATGCTACGGTCGGAGGCATTCGGGCTACGCTTGTTCGTGCTGCTCGGAAGCCGTTGCTCAATGTCAAAGAACGTCGATGGGAACAGGGGCAACTCAACCAAGGCTCGTGTTGAGGCATAGTAGGTCGAAGTCTGCCGATCGTTGCGCACGGACGGATTTCCCGTGCCGACCACACGATCTTTCCAAACCGGCAAAAACGAATGCTCGGTGCGGTCGGCTGCAACGTCAATTCCACCCTGCCCAAGACCGCCAAGCGTGACGCTGACGGTGGGTGTGCCGAGGTCGCCAATTTCCTTCAGTGGGTGGCCTTCGTTGAGGTCGAAGTCACGCTCGGAAAGGCGGTCATTGATGTCGAGCAGTTGAGAACGACCGCGCAGAACGACGCCGCCCTGCATTTCACCGCTCGACGGTGCGATTTCCTCCACCCGCGCCCGCATCAGGGACAGTTCGATGGAACATTCGTGGTAATTGGTGGGTGAATCTTGCTTGGTGCGGAGCGTTGAGAGCGTCTTTGCCCGCTCCCTGTTCGACGGATGGATGAGAAGCAGGTGGCGGTCTGCTTCGATGAGGTTATCGATGATGTCGAATTGCTCAAGATTCACGGGTTGCAGCGTGGAGAGCGTGGACGAGCCCCCCGAAACGTCTTCGCCCGTAGATGCGCGAATCGAGAGCGTGTGATAGGCCGATTCGCTCTTCTCAACGGGGCTGCGTGTGTTTGGAAGGGCTCGTGGTGGCCCATAAGCGTCATTTCTATGCCGTGAGCCCGCGATTGTTTCCTGAATGACGGTGTGGGCACAATCCTCCACATTCACGAACGGCGAACCCGTCAAATCACCCGTCGGATTCGCCCTCATCCAATGGCTATGTCGTTCGCCGCGCAGTTCTTTTGCGGGTATGGTGATGAGGCCACCGGGAGCGTGAATGGTCATCGGATCCCATGAAGGCGGCGAAGAGAATTGGGACGCAGTGTATGGCCTGCGTAGCCAATCGAGCACACTTCGATAAATTGGATAGCCCGCCGAAGTGTCTACGAACACCGCATTGGTGTCGGGAACTGTGCGCTTCACCACCAACCACCCCTTTTTGCTCATGGTGGTGATTGCGTCCATGTCGTTGCGGTAAGTCTGAGCGTGGTTGGCCGCGGTGAACCACGATTTGCCTTTCCAACCGGCCACGACTTCGCCGGTCAGGTCGATGGCGTCGTAGTAAATCAGAATCTTCGGGGGCCCGCCTGCATCCCGAAGTGCCTGTGGTGTTTCCAATACGGCAACACGAGTTTCGGACTCAGGGGTCAGGTGGCGGACGTAGTTCTCGTTCGTCGGCTTGGTTGGGTTCACAAGGTCAAACAAGGCTTCCTCGTCAGTGTCGAGTCCCTTCAATGCAAAGAGGCGAATGTCCTCAACCGCGACGGCTACCATGGTGTCTTGGGATGATGAAGCCACGTTCCCGTATGTTGTGTCATTGAACGAGTCCCCACCTTGTGCAACGATGGCGTGCTTCGCAACACCCGATGCGGTGTAGGTGGCTATCCGTGATTGGGTCTGCACGCTCAGCATTTCACCTTGAAAGACCGTTTCCGTGACCCGAACACGCTCATTCGGCTTCAGCATGGAGCCAACGCCGGGGTCGGTGAATTGTGACTCAAAGCGATCTGCGAGTCCCTGCACGGTGCGCGTGACACTCTCCAATTTTGGCTCGGGTAGACTCTTCAGGAAGAAGTGACCCTCGACGCGATTATACGTCGTCAGGCCGCTCATACCGGGCATATCGTCGCTTACGTCTCCCAATTCGCCGGTAATGAGTCCAAACTCAGTTCCCGTAGCGGGTGGGTTGCCGCTACCATATGTCGTGATGGATGGGACACCGCTGAAGGCGGCGAGAACATCACCGACTGAAAGTGGCGGGACTCCTGCGTTATAGACAGGCTGCGTCAAGTAGACATCAAAATCGGTAAGGGTCGCAGAAGGAGGGGCTGCGGGGTTAGACGCGAATTGTGCGAGCACGTTTGTGGTGAGCGTGCCACCCGACACACCACCATTAGTGACCATCCGACGAACCGCAGCCCACAGGCTCTCTGCCTGCTCTCCCGTGGCGATTGTGATTGGCCCGACATAGCCGGGGAAGGCGGGGACGGTGACTACCGGATCACCACGAGCGATTGCGTCAAGCATGGCGTTGAGTTGAGTAATGGCTGACGCTTGGTCAATACCAAAGCCCGTGAGCACGATGGCTTCCGTCATCGCCGTCATGGTCACACCCCGAATCGGTCCTCAAACCACTGCATCACGTCAGCGTGCTCAGTATCGCTCAGGAACTTCGGATAAATGAGCACTTCGTGGACGATGAGGCCGTTCTGCGCCATGTTCGTCAAAGCGTTTTGCCCCGAACCGGCGTCGGTCATTTCACCGAACAATTCCATACCGCCCGTTTGAGCCACGATATTGTCCAAAACCAACGGGTTAGTTGAAGCCCAAGCAGCAGTAGCCGTGCTGCTGCTGCTCCCTCTATCGCTTCGCGTGAGCCAATACGCCTTCGCGGCAGACTCGTCAATGCGCACTGCGATAAGCGATGGCTTTCCTGCGTCGGGTCTGACTGTTCCATTTACCGCAGCCTGTCCGGCGATTGCGGTTGTTCCAGTCAAAACGCCGCTGCCGTCGGCACGGATTTGCAGCCCATCGTTCCCTTCTGAATGGATAAGGCCGAGCACGTCGTGGTCCTCGTATGCGGGGGTCAAAGCGACGTAAAATGACCAGTCGCCATCTGTGGTTGCAGCGCCTTCAGTAGCCCCATCATCCCACAGGGTGTAGATAGATTGCGGATATGCGCTTAGACCCGTCGCGTGCGTGATGCCGTATTTGGCCGTCAGATAACGCTCCACCACTCCAATTTCAGCAGCCGTCAGCACACGGTCATAATGCAAAACCTCAGCAACATGCCCATCCAACATGTAGATGCTTGGGACAATGCCGATGGAATATGGTTCGCCGCCGCCCGCAGACGTTTGCTTGTAGTAGGCGTGACTTCCAGTCACCGTCGTAGCACCATCAACTGAAATGGAAGTGGTAGCCGTCGCGCCTGCCCCGTCCCCGCCCGAAACACCGATTCGGACCATGGTTGCTTGATTCAAAACGGCACTTCCCGATAACGCTTGGGTTGCACCAAAAGATGAGTCCCTTCCAAACCAAAACTCGTATCGGTTGCCCGTTCCAGTCATGTCGGCATACAGGTTGAAACCTTGGCGAGCAGGCGTCCCTGACCCCTCTCTCGCGGACACGATCCCTTCGTAGGTGGCGTTGTCTACGCTCGGTGAGGTGACAACAAACGAAGTGAACTCGTTGGTGTTCATTCCTGCGTCAAAGGCAGCCATCGCCAAAGAGTCGCCGCCGTCGAATTGGACGGCAGGGCGGTCGTTATAGCCGGTTGGGCTCGCTCGGTANGTAGGTTGGGAAGATGATGTGCCCTGCAAAACGTGGCGGTTATTGCCGCTTTCATCATTCCATTGAGAAACGGAGTCGCCATCACTGAGGGTTGCAGCGAGGCTATCGGCGCGGAGCCACAGGGCAAGTCCACTTTTGATAGGAGCCATGCCGGTATGGATGGGTTCAATGTTCAGCCCCGTTGGATAATTGACGCGGTTTTCCTCAGACGCGGCTTTGCCCACACCATTCACCCATGACGATCCGTCATAGTATGTGACGCCGGAGGGGTAGTTTGGAATGACGACGCCACTTTTGACTGTGGGTGTCCCTCCGGGCCACGAGTAGCCACCCGATGGGTGTAGGATGGCTTCTGTGGGACCTGCCGCCACCAAACCGGCACGATTGTTCGCGCGACCGCAATTTTGCTTCCAACGCCACCCGTTGCCCCACGAGTAGAAATGAAAGTCGTTTTGAGCGACCGTTTCACCGATTTCGCCACTGTCGGTGTTCGGGCCAATGCGTGCCTTGTTTTTCCACCAAAACACGAACTCATCGTTTGTCACGACCGCTGAGCCATCGTCACGCAAAAGAACGGTTTTGTCGCTTGAATCGAGCCAAACGAGCAAATCATCCCCGTGCGGTGGCTCATATGCGTAGGACATGCCCCCAACCGCCGTGGTTTTGTCTCGCATGGCTTCCGTCATTCGTGACTTCGTGCTAATCCAATAGGCATCGTTGCCGAGCCCTGTCCTATCAGTGAAGCGTTGGTTTTGCGAGAAACGGGCACGGGTCATTTGACCGCGCGGTCGCGCTTCTGCCTTGCCGGGGTCCACCACCAAGTCAGCGTTGCCAAGGGTGAACCACACAGGAGTGTTATCGGGGTGCCCGAACAGAAAACCCTGCGTCTTCGGTGCATTCGTATCGGAACGCAGTAGCGTGGATTGGATAACCACATTGTCGTTGGTGAAGTCAATTGCGACGATGCGAACGCGCTCAATCGGATTCACCATAGGATCGAGATTGATACCGCCTTCAGGCGAATACGGGGCGGTGCTTGTTTCCCGATAGTAGGTGAAGGGTGACACACTTCCGCCGGTCACAGGGTTGGTGCCGGAGGCATTCACCACCGCGTTGAGGTTGGTCACAGGAATACCGTCTGAATGATATGTGGCTTTCGTGACGACTGATGAGATGTCGAGATGCCCACTGTCCCACCATGATTGAAAACGGAGTTCATTCACGGGGATTGCGAGAATGGTTGAGGCGAGCAATTCAAGCGCGGTCGGGCGTTCGGTCCCCGCTACGCCTGTTGGGAAGTCGCGGATTTTGAACGTGCCGTAATTGTAGCCTTCGGTCAGCGTCAAGGGGTTGGTGATGCCTGCGCCACCCACCTCAACATTCCTGAAGTCATAACCGATGCAAACCATGGGAACGGGCATAAGACCGTCTTCGGCCTTCCCGACGCCATCTTTGCCCTGCTGCGGGTGAGCAGGGTTGCGATTGTTGAAGAAGTAAAGGTCGGGGATATCGTCTTCATCCTCAAAGTCCCATAGACCGACCGTTTCTCCGGTAGCCGTGAAGGGTTGCATTTGAGGCTCAATAGTCCCACGGCTGACCCGCACGCTTTCAATGACGCCGCGATATTCTCCCCCCTGCCCACCGAGGAAGAGGTCGGATGATGCCGTCCGAATCAGGCGGTCGTCACCGTTGAAGTCGTGCTTCCCCACCAAATCTCCATTGATGTAAAGCAGCATACGGCTCGACGTGAACTGTGCGTTGAGATAGAGTAATTCGCGGGATGGAAGAGCGAGATCGTGCGGTTTGCTGCTCCCATCAGCATACGTTCCCCATGTTTCAGTGGTTTGTGGGAAATTGCGAGAGGTTGAGAGGCGTTCTCCGGTGATGTTGCCTGCCGCGTCCCGTGTCGTCACTTCAAACACCGCAGGACCCGGTGCAAATGGCGTCCCCACTTTGAGCGTGAAGCAATCAGGCTTGTGAACGACCACGCCCCCGTGGTCGGGCACCACGAACGCCTCAATCGTGAATGCACCCACCATGTTGTTCAATGCGTTTCCTTCCATTGGGAAGTGCTTCCGTCCCATCTTCGGGTCATCACTCTCATAGGACGAAACCTTGTTCGTCGCACCCGTCTTTTCACTGTGATCGGCAGCGAACATGTCCACGCCGCTTTCGCGGAAGGCACCAGTAGGCACAACCATGCCGTCGCTGAAACCGTTCAGACGAACGGCCTTGGAGTAGATAGTCCGAATCGGCATCTCAAATCCCCAACAATTGCTCAACGGCGGAGAAGCCGAGTTCATACGTCCATACAGAGTCACCTGCTGCGTATTTAGGACTGAACTGCGTGACAACGCCGCTGATGGCAACGCCTTGTCGAAGGAAGGGGTTTGGTCGCACGGCTTCGCCGGAAATCACATCCACGGGGTCAAAGGACACCGTATTGCTCTCAGCCGAGGTATTGGTGCCCGGTCCGGTTGGGATGGTGAATTGACGAGTCACTTCTTCAAAGCCGGTCGCCGTCACCGTGGATTCGTAGGGGACTCTCAATCCGACAATGTATTTCTTCACGTTCTCGGCTTGGTCAATGCGCAACAATTTGCCGACATCAAAGGACGAAAGGGAATCAGGCATCTCGATAAGATCTCCCGTGAAGGATTGCGGAGAAATAAGGCCGCCACCCGGAGAGGCGTTCACGGTCATGTTGAGCAAATCTTGCACCTTGTCACCTTTGCTCAGGCGGCTGCCGCTCACGCCTCCTGTAAAGGCAGTGGACGCTGAGAATGAGCCCGTCCAATCCTGCGAACCACTGACCGTGGCATCACCGCGCTTGGAAAGTGGGGTGTTGCCGTTTGCACTAAGCGTTCGGTTCGTGATGGTGATTTTCTCTCCGGTGAGGGTTCCTGCACCTTGATGAACACCGCTATTGGATTTCTGTCCCGCTGCTTGTGTGACTGTGAAAGCCGTAGTGAAGGACACGTTCGACCCATCTTCCTTGATGGTTGCACCGGAAAGGGCAGATACGATAGCGTCCGCGATGTCTTCCGTGTTCAAGATGGAACCCGTGAGATTGACCGGAATGATGCTGCGAGTCGCCACGGTTGCTGAGGGAAGGGCTGAGGCATAAAAGCGAAGCACGATGTCTTCGCCCGAGCCGGAGGCGATTTGCGTAGATGAGCGGAAAAGGAACTCTTTCCCGTGAAGGGCCGTCACGATTGCAGAAATGGTTGAGTTCCCGATGGCCTGCTGCTGCTTGAACCACGAGTCGTAAAGTCCGGTTGGGGCTGAGAGGTCAAGAACTGCTGCGGCTCCGTTAGAACCTGTCGTTTCCGAATCATCTGTGAGAACACCTGAGACACGAATGCTCATCACGTTCGTGTTGAGGTCGAGCGCGGCACGAACACCAAACACAGGAATGGGCCACACTTGAACGCCGCGTTGCACGTCAAAGGCCACGTCAGTAGCGTCCAATTCAATGACTTTCCCGTCGCGTCGAATCAATTGAATTTTCGGCATACGTCACACCCCTCGGCTGATACCGCCGTTGTTTGCACGGCTACGGAACAAGCGTCCCACTTCTTCGCTTACGGCACGAGCAATACGTTGCGGATCGCCATTTGCCCCGCTGACGTTAATGTTCACGGTGGTAGCCCCGCCTCCCCCGCCCATGCTCTCAATCGTCACAGGAATAGACCGTCCATCGGGAAGAGGCACGACGGCTTCTGTGCCGTGCAAAGCCACCGCGTAGCCACTTTTCGGGCCGGTCGCAACGCCGCCGCTTGAGAAGCCAAGCAGGCCGGTAGCNCCGCCTACGACACCACCCACTGCCCCTCCTACGAAGTCACCCACGGTGCTCAACGCATCGAGCACGGGTTGGATGTATTGCATGATGGCGGCGAAGATATTCTCCGTGAACATTTTCACCCGGTTGAACGTGTTCACCCAAACGGACCCGATGTCCGTAATGAGTTCCTTTGCCCGCCCGAAGTCGCCACGAAGGACGGCCAATGCAGCACCAATCAATTTCAGCGCGGTGGTGACGACCCCCACAAACACCGAATAGAGAATGCCGAAGTAATTGATGAGGATTTTCGCATATGGAGCGATGATAGGCGCGAGAAAGCGGATGATGCCGAGCGTGACCTTGATGATTTGAGCAACAAGGAAGATGACGGTTGCGAGCAGTTCGTAGCCGACTTCGGCTATCGCGTTGATGTAGTCGAAAATACCGATACCTTCCAACCAACCAAGAATGGAACCAATCAGGGTTTCCAATTTGGCGAAGAACTCGTCTGTCCCCCCGTCTCCAAAGATGGAGAGGATGACCGTCCAAAGGCCCATGATTTCGTCCCCAACCGTTGTGAGGCCGTCGAGAATCGTCGTGAAGATGCCTGAATCTGCAAGCATGGTGATGAAATCCATTAAGCCGAGAAACACGATGGTGTAGAACTCGGCGTAGAAGGCCACAACAGATCTCAGCCCATCAATCAAACCACCAAAGGGACCTCCCTCACCGCTTAACCCTGCTCTTACGGCATCTGCTCCTGTTTGCACGACAGTGAAAATCTCACCAAGAATGGGCATGTCCTCCAACCAAGTTCGGAGAGAGCCCCCTCCTTGATCGAACGCTGCCGTGAGAAGCATGAGGCCGCCCACGACACCGAATACGATGCCAAGCAACGGCAACATGGTGCTGAGAATGCTTGTGAATGCGCCTGCGACGACGACGGCAGGGACGGCGAGCAATTTTGTGGCCTTTGCCAATTTCCCTGTGGCTTTATCGGTCTTGGTCATAACGCTGCTTACGCTCTTCAAACCCATGTCCATTTTGAGGTAGGTCGTGTATAAAGGCCCAAGCGTCTTCATCAAGATTTGATGCTTTGTGGGCAATCGTAGGAGAACATCGTTGTATTGATTCAGCGTTTGAACGAAGTCAAGGAGGGACTGATCCACGCCGAGAATCGTTTTGCTACCGTCCGCCATTTTCACCGCATCCGTTCATTCATCGTGTCGAAGAAGTCGCTCCCCACATGGCTCGTCGTGTTCACCGCACGCCCCTTGTTTCCTCCCATGGTCTGTTCGCGCTTCAATCTGTCCATCTCTTTGCCCTCCATTTCCTTGAAGACGGAGAGCATATAGTAGTCAAGCATGACTCGTTCGGGGGGCAAATGGTCCCACGAATGGGGCGAGCAGTGGAAGAAGTGCCCGAGAAAAAACGTCGGGACGGCTCCAAGCAAAACGGCCATCTTTGGTGGTGAAATAGGAGGATCGCTTTTTCCGTCCCAAGACATGAACGCCCGAACGTCTTCAAGCGTCAGCCCAAAGGGCCGGACGCGGAAAGGCTGCTTACGAGCGAATCAAACGACGGGAGGATTTTCGCCAGTTCATCACCGACTTCCGGTCGCACGTTGAGCAATTGCTCCTTCGTGAGCGAAGGCTCCGTTCGCTCAATGCAATTTGTGAGCATGTAGGACCAATAGCCCCCGAAGTCAATGGATGGCGTGGGGTCGCCGTCACCGTTCGCCTTGAACGACACAAATTGGGTGAGGGCGTTTTGCCGCTGAATCCACGTCAGTTCGCGCACCCACACTCGCAATTCACCAAACGGTGTATCGATCATGTGTTGCGTCGTCGTATCAGGACTCAAGTAGAAATCACTCGGTTGTGTCGGCATCGTCTTCACCCTCCGTGGTGGAGGTTGATGCCGCGTCGTCAGCCACGAGCCGTTCGATGATTTCCGCCTTTGTTCCCGATTGCGAGAGGCCGCGTTGGCTGCACAGGACCATGAGGTCGGTCTTGTTCATGCTCTCGTAGTCGGTGGTCGCAGGCGCTTCTTCCTCGGAGGTCGCTTCTTCGACGGGCTCAGGTAGGGTCACGGGTTCAGGAGCCGGTGCGTCGTGATGAACACTCACTTCAGCAGCCGAGAGCACGCTTGCGCTCACAATTCCTTCTTCCGTCACAGTCCAGTCAAGCGGCACCTTGCGCCCCTCGACGGTAATCCACCCTGTCAGCCTCACCATTCATCTCACTCCTGTTGGTCTTTTCATATGAAGTCATCGGCCCATCATGGCCTTGATTTCAGCGTAATTGTCCATCCACGTCCCAAGCACTTCTGTTGCTTCGCGATCACCCAAATCTTGGTGCTCCATCAAATATGGGACGGCCCCGAACATGTTCGTCACACCACTTTCCTGAAGCATGAAGAGGAAGGCATAATGATCCATGTGTTGCTCACGGATAGGACCGGCCTTTCGGATTGTGCCGAATGCTCTTTCAAACGCTTCGCTCATTTTCTCACCTCAGTCCGTCCCGATCGCCGCGTAGGGCGATGTCGATGTAATCGTAGTATTGGAAAAAGACTTGGATGATTTCGATAGCCGTTTGTTCGTCCAATTCAGGGAACCGTCGCATCAGATGTGGGGCGTATCGCATCATGGTCATTGGAACTCCCGACTCTTCCAAACCGAGCAAAAAAGCGTAGTATTGCTTGTGTTCTTCCCGAAGACCGGGGGTAGGCATGGCTCCGCTCGCCTCCATCCTCTCTTCCCGAGTCATCTCCTTGAGGACCCCGAACGCTACATGAAACGCTTCAGTCATTTGTTCACCTCATAGGATTGGATAGGGGTTATGTTCTGTGACCTTCAAGTGGCGCACAATCAATTCGACGTTAGCCGTCACCGGCCCTTTGTCGTCGGGAACGGGCATCTCGGCCTTCACTACGGTGTAGTCCTCAAGAGTCACGGTAGCCCGCTGACGGGTCGAGGCCGAACCCGGCTTGAACAAGGTGAGGGTCATGTCGTTCTCATTGATGTGGTGCTTCCGCTGACGCAATTCCTCAAAGAAGCGGTCGTCTTCGACAATCGCTTGGAACTTCAGCGTGTATTCACGCTGCGCTTCCGTAATCTCCGTTGCGTATTGCGTGGCGGCTTCACTGACTTGATCGGTGGACGAGTAGGTGCCGTCCGTGCCGCGAATGTAGTAGCGAGCGGTGTTTGAATTGGTCATTTGGAACTCCACGTTGGTTGCCCGCAAAACAGGGCTGCCGAACGCGCTGAACGTAATGTGTTGGAACAGGTATGGTTTTTCGCCACCCACCGCAATTCCTGACGAACGACGGGTGATGTTCGTTGAGGCGGTGTTCTCAAACAGGCGGTGCGGGGTAGCAAACCTGCTTTCGGTGTCCGTGAACATGCGTGTGGCTTCGTAGTCGCCACTGACCTTGAACTCTCCTTCAGTGTCGGCGGTGCAGGTCAGCGAGTTCACCTTGCATCCCGAGAACAGACGCACGAGAGCGTCAGCACCGGGTGTAGCATCCGTGCGACGGAAAGACTGTTCAATGGTGAATGTAGGGAGCGCGGAGCCACCGTAGAAAGTGTGCTCGATGCCGTAGTGCAATTGTCCGGTGCTTGACGTAATCGCGGGGCTACCACGGCGTGTCGAACCCTGTGACGAATCGTGGGTGAGGATGATGCGGTCTACGCCACAGGAGGCAGCCGTGTGCGTCAGGCAGAACGGTTCCTCAACGTAGACGTATGCTTGGTCGTTGCCGCCCGCAGAACCAATTGCGACGATACGGCGGATTTCGTGCTTGTTGATGGTGGGGAGTTCAGCATCGGCACCGGGGATTTGCACGGTGTCCTTGTCCACAATTTGCAGGTATTCTCCGACGGATAGGCGTCCGGCGATCGTGTTTCCGACATTGACGCGAATGTCGCCATGCGAAATGTCGGCCTTCAATTCAGCGAGCAGATAGGCAACCGCACCCGCGGTCTGCACACGGGCGAGCGCACCGGACGTAATGTCGGCCCCGGTCAGGGTTGTTCCGCTTGCTCCCGAGTAAGAGCCATACAGGACGCTCGCACCGTCGGCAGAAAGTGTCTTGAAAACACCTGCGGTTCCCACACTCTCGTGCGTTGCGTTGTAATTGCTCGCGGCGAGATTGATGGTCGAGGAAGACCCCGAAGCCGTCTTTGCACCGAGCAAAAAGTCAGAATTGGTAGCGACGTTCGACAGGCCGGTCGCGGTGGTTCCGCTCACTTCGCTGATGTCGTCGGCGTTGGTGCTGCCGTATTGCTGACCACGGTAGGTGGCCGTCGCGTCCTTGATGTTAAGGGGGGCGTCAGTGAGAATGGTGGTTCCTGTGGTGCGGTGAGCCATCTCACCGGAACCAAGCGCGGTGTGACCGCCGAGGCCATAGCGAAGCCAACGTAGGTTGTGAGCGTTCACCTCAAACGATCCACCACTGAGCGTTTCGCGGCCACTTGTGAGCACGTTCACGTCACGCCCCATGCCAACAATGTGCTGCTTTCGCACATCAATTTCAGGCTCGGGCAAAGCGAACGAATTGAGCAAACCGATGAATTGGTCCGTCTTCACGCGATCGTCAGGTGTCCCGTAAGTCATGGCCGTTTCAATGGTCGGGATGCGCAGTGCCTCCACGATGAAGTAATCGGCAGCGGCTCCCGTCGCAACGCCGGTCGAAAGGCGCGGTTGAATGGTGATGGTGGAGTCGGTGTTCGCCGTGACGTAGTAGGTGCGCTTAGTGGTCGGGAAGTGGTCGGCGGTGAAATTGCCTGCCGCCGAATAGAACTTGACCGTCGCCCCGACGAGCATATTCTTGGGCACCTCGCCCTTGAAATACAGATTAGCACCCACGTTGATGACGGAGGCATTGTCCGTTGTGCCGTTTGTGGTGTCCCACCCACCACNCNCGGAATTGGAGCCGGTTCCCTGACCATAGAGTCCAGTCTCCTTGCCGAGAGTCACCTCGACCAAATCACCTTTGAAGACGGTATTCACGGACATGTTTTCAACTCACGAGGGGGAGGGGTTGGGCGAACTTCACGACTTCGGCTTGGATGGTGTAGCGAAACAGACGCTTGCTCCGGTCGGACAGGTCGGTCCTTGTTTTGAAGATGACCCTATCCGCGTTCACTCCGTCACCCTTACGGTTCTTGTGAAGAATACGTCGAATCTCGTCGCGGAGAGCACTGAGCCGTTCTCTGCTACGCATGGTGCGCACGTCAATTGTGAGATTGATATGCTCATTCACGAAGTCGAAGAAGAGTTCGGGCTGCGCTTCATTGTGCGCCGTTTCAAAGATACGGATAACGTCGTGATCCTGAAGACGGGTGCGCTTGCCTTCTCCCGCCTCAATGTTTGCGATGTCGAGAATGGAGGGCTTCGGACTGATTGACCAATCACCGTCGAGCATGGCCCGAACGTGCTCGATTGCGTCCGTCATGACTTCAACACCTCGTCGTGCGCTGCGAGCGCCGCGTCCCTGTTTTGACGCATGGGGGAGGATGCCTTATGGCTTTTCATGGTGAATGACAGATATTCTTCGTCCAAAGGCAACCCATCCTGCTTCGCCATGTCCTTTTCTGCGTTTTCCATGGCCTCAAGATAAGGACCTTCGTTGCCGACCTCGTAGAGCACCGCTTCACTCAATTGCTTCGCTGCATCCTTCAGGTGCTTGAAATAGGCTACCAACGCTTCATCCACGTCAGCCACCCATCCCTGCGACAATGATTGACTCTTGGAAGGGCACGAGCAATTTCTGCACTTCCGCCTCCAATTTCTGATGTTTTGCGGTGATGTCAATGTTCTGCGAGCCCTCGGGGAACATGACGGTGTAGTCGTCAGACATCAGAATGTCCATGACCACCAATTTGAGGCAGGCTTCGTGAATGGACTTGTCCACATAACGCTCCCCGTAGATGTAGGCAAAACGCAACGAATGGTTCTCAAAGAAGGGGTATTCGTTGTTGAAGGCGACCATGCCGTTCTCTTCAATGCTCCACCACGACTTCTGCCGCTCTTCGTCCGTGATGTCACACTTGAAGCGCACTTGACACACCACGTCGTCTTGAGCGATGTTCCCGTCAAAGTCCCCGCTAAGATCGGACACGACAGTAAAGGTGGTTCCTGTGCGGCTGCATAGGGCGATGCGGTTCGTCGTCCCGCTCTTGATGTAGACGATACCATAGCCTTTCACAAAGCCCGACTCGTTGTTCACGGTGAACGACGTGGCGGGAGAGCCTGTCACGCCCGTGACGGTCGCCGTCGTTTCCGTGTATTTGTTCCCTGCGTAGTCAAGTGCCGTATTGTGCGTCACGGCTACCGTTGCGTTTTCGCCACCTTCTGTGCTACGCATGGACGAAATCTCCACCACGCCGTCCCCGTTGTCCGAATTGGCTGACGCCAAGAACTCATCGTGGACACTAAGAGTCGCGGCAGAACTGGTTCGGTTTTCCACGGTTAGGGAGCCAATCTGAATTGCAGATTTGTTGAATTGTGGGTCTTTGTTCACCAACGCCCCGATGTTCTCGGCTGCTGACTTATGATCGAAATCAGCCCGCCAATTCGTAGCCGTGTCCCCCTCGGTCAAGGCAGCCACTCCGTTCGCACCGGGGCACAAATAGATGGATTCACCGCTAAGGACGGTGTGGTCTTTGACGATAATGCCCACACGAGCACAGGCCATTTCACGATAGTAGTCTCCCTGCCATGCGCCCATTTTCAAAATACGTTGAATGCCACCGCGCTTCAAGAACACGGCACCGACGTAATCCGTGTAGTATCGGCGTCGGAAGGGCTTGAACGTGGTGAAGTTGGCATATTCTTCAGCCACGATGCGTGGTCGCCAAGCATGGCGCGTCACCTTATCGATGTAGTCTTGGCGGTTCTTGATGAGGGATTCGACCGCGGACTTCTTAATCCCGCGCTCGCGCGAATTGGTGATTGAACTTTGAATTTGGACGTAAGCGTTGTTTGCCGTGGTGAAAGACTCAGAACCTTCCTTGGCGGCGACAAGGTAAATCTTGCCACCGCTTCCAACGGATGCNATAGACGTAATCGTGTAGGTCTTTCCCATGGCGTCTGCATCATCATAAACGAGGATGGTGTCATTTGCGGCGTAGCCCCAACGTCGGTAATTGGCTCCCGTGATAGGGAACTTGATGTTGGAGCCGTCGATAACCGAGTCATCGGAAAGAGCCACCGGATCGGGCAGGGGGAGTTGCAGAAAGTCTGCGATTTCATCCACCGTGGTGTAGACCAATTCGTCGGGATAAAGGGGTGCGTCAGGACGATGCCCCGGCGAAAAGGCCCGTGGCATCAGACCACCTGCCGACCAACACTGTGCGAACCCATGTTGTAGTGCATGGCGTCACCGCACATGCCGCAGCGAGGGGTGTAGCAGAAATGAAGCATTCCGCATGAAAGGCAGCGAGTGCCTGAGCCAATAGACTGGAAGTCTTTCCGTTCACTGCGCTTGATTTCAACGCGCTTTGTGGTGGAGAATTTATCCATGTTGTCTTTGCTGAAGATGGACTCGTCTTCAGCAAAAGAAGAGCGAGAGGCGTGTTTGATTTCAGCCATTCGCATTTGGCGGCGACGTTGAAGATCAATGGACAGGTCAAGGTCCATCGCGTCGGTTTGCATCCGTGCCATGTTGCGTCACCCCTTGGTGACGCTCAAGCACGGGTGCCCGTCACCGTGATGTAGACGACTTCACCGTTGAGAGCACCGATGGGTCCGACACCGGCCACTTCGGGGAGGGGGATGTCGCCACCGCCGGAGTCGGCAGGGTCCTTTTGGATGAACGCCTTCAATTTCCCGTTGGTGCGATCGTATTGGAAAACATGGCCGGTTGCAGCCGAGGGGTCGATGAGAACGCTCTCGATTTTGGGAACGTATTGCGTGAGGTTCAGGGCTTCTCCACCGCCCGTGGCGTAGGAAGCGTCAAAGGTCACTTTCAAGGTTGCCGTGATTCGGCTACCGCTCACTTGGTTTCGTCCGAGTTGTGTGACTGTTAGTCCCATGTCGCTCACCTGTCCGTATGCCTATCCCCTATTTATCCGTTGCGTGATTTGTGCTCAATTGTAGACGATGACGACGAAAATCGAACCCGTGTCCGCCTTCCAAGCAGTGCCGCTTTTCAATTCGATTCGGATAGACCCGCAGACACGTCCAGTCCACGGGAACAATTCGTCCACAAGTGTGGCAGTTCCCGCTGCGTTGGGGACCTTGGGGGCTTCAGGGGCCGAGGAATGCCCACTTACACCTGCGCGGATAACGAGAGCGTTTGCCTGAGCCGCCGGAGGGGCCTGCATCGCACTTCCTTCTGCGGTTTGAAATCGGTATGGTCGGGGGGAAGCGGACGTGAAGTCGAGGTTGCTGATGACTTCGTGGTAGGGGTATTGCAGGGGTGAGCCTGCGCCGTCCACGAGATCTGCGGCAAGCAGTTGAAATGAACCACCATGAACCGTAGCGTTGCTATTCGTGGTCAATGACGAGCGCGTAGCATCAAGAAGGATGTTGTGGATTTCGCCGTTCAGTTGAACGTCTGCGCTAACGGTCGTTTGACCGGCCAAGTCGGCTTGGGTGAACTCATAGACGAGCCGGTTCACGCGGGTGCGACCGGCATATCGTGCCTCGCCGTCAAAGACCGTTTCAGCACGGGTTGCCATGTTTTCACGCCCCGAGGTATTCCTGTGCCTTCTCGGTCAGAATAGCCTTGGTGTCTGAGGTCGTGACTTCAATGCCGTGCTCTTTGCACCACGCCATCATCTGAGCGCGAGTCATGGACGCATCGAATGAATCCTCTTCGACGGCCTCTTCGACGGTTGGTTCGGGTTCGACTTCATCAGCGACGGGCTCAGGGGCACTCTCGACTACCGCCTTCATTTCGGCGGTTCGATCGGCGGCAGGGGCGGCCATTCCTTCAACGACCCACTGCGTGAAGCCGGGGTGCGTCAAGTGCTGCACGAGGTCAGCGGGAAGGTCGTCACGGACTTGCTGCGGCGAAAAGCCGTAGCGCACGCCCTTGTGCGTCACTTCCGCGTATGCTCGATGCCCACTGTATCGGACGGTAATCGTCATTCAGACGACCCCCGTTCACGCATAGTAGGCAAGGATGGCGATGCGGTGGGTGTCGCCTGCGGTGCCGCCTGCGGAGGTGAAGAGCACTTCGTCGCCTTCTCCACGGACGAGCGTAGGCATCTCGTGCCCGCCGCTTTGGTTCGTGACTCCGAGGACCGCGAGAACCGTCGCCGTGCCGCTGAGGCCGGTAATGGTCGTGTCCGAGAAGTCGAGGCTCGTCGCCGTGGACGCAGCCGTCACGACCGCATCGACCACGATGAGGTGCAGGGCACCTGCGACCGCGTTTGATCCGATGGGGCTTTGAAGCCAGTCCGTGCTCGTGTTGTCTGCTCCGCTCCACATGCGCTGCGAAAGAACAACGCTGCTGCTTCCTTGGGTAATGTTCGTAGTGGTCATGTTTGGTCACTCCTTGTCTCTTGTTTCTCCGTCATCTCATGCAAGGTCACGGATTTTGCCGCTCGCCTTGAAGAAAGCGCAAATCAGTTCACCCATGGTGTGGAACATGCCCATCTGACCCAAGCGGTTGATGCCGAAGGGGTCGCCGGTTTCAATGCCCGACTCGTGGTAAAGCGTCGGCTTGGCCGTCGTGAACCACAGGTAGTCGGTGTCGAGGAAGTAAAGGCGGGAAGAGCCGCCCGTTTCCTTGTGAACGTCCTTGGAGGGGATGATGGGCACACCGTTGTAGGTGGCGACCATGAAGCCGCCCTGAATGCCGGGAACACCCTTGACGCCGTTCACGCCGGGAACGACGCGCTTCATCTCCACGAACCGCTGCTGCGGCTGAAGGAGTTGCTGAATCGTTTCCAAGGTGTCGTAGCCCGTCAGAATGACCTTGGGCTGACCACCGGCCTCCCACACGCTGCGGAACATGCCGTCGAGGATGTTCAGGCTGAGAGCACGCTCGGCACCGGCAGCACCGGCATCGACTTGTGCGTCATACCACTGTGCGGAACCTGCGGCCACGCCGTCGCGGGTCAGGTTGTAGATGTTGTGGTCCGACTGTGCGCTCACGTCTCCGAAGGTCGCCGCGTTCTCCGTGAAGGAGGACGAGGTGACGCGATCGAGGGATTCAAAGTTGTTCCCCGCCACGTCTTCCACGTCATCAAGGAGCATGCGGTTGATGTGCTCGGTGTGGTGCTTTGCCATCTCCATCTTCATGACGGCGCGAGCATCGCCCAATCCGTCGTCCTTGTCCGCGAGGAACATGGCCGTCTCGGTGAGGTCGAAAGTGTGAGCCACAGTCTTGGGCTTGGTGCTGACTTCCTCAAAGGTCGGCTTGCTCGTCTCGGGGAGGGTGGCGTTCTCAGGAACACCGCCGCCCTTCGTGAAGTCGGGCTTGGCGGTGGTCACACGCCATCCACTCTTCTCCCAAGGCTTCTTGGGGAGGATGGAGAAGGCGTTGAACTCTTGGTTCAGTTGGGACCACACCTTTCGGCCAAAGATGGCCTGATAGGTGCCGGAGGTCGAGGATGCGAGGGGTGAGTCTGCCTTCAACAGATCGGTCCCTGCATAGGCCCAAGCGTTCTGCCCGGAACCCGCGCCGTAGTATAGGCGCTCCATGTCTTCAATTGTTCGGATGTAGCCTTTGCTTCCACTCATGATATCACCTCAGTGTTCAGATTCCTCCGCGGAGGCTCGTCTGAGCGAGGTCCTCCAAGGCCCGCCACGCATCAAGTCCGTTGCCGAGGGCAGCGAACTCTTCATGGGTGGGGACGCGGACATTGTTCTCAGGGACGGCAACCGCCGACTTGACGATTTGCGTNTTTTCCTGCTTGAGCGAGGCGATTTCAGCACGGAGAGAGTCAATCTGCGACGTGTAGTCTTGGGACTTCTGCACTTCCATGGCGCGGGCCGTCTCAGACTCGTATCGCTCAGACCACTCCTTCTCAACGAGGGCCTTCACGGCTTCTTCGTCGCGGATGGCGGCGTAGGCGGAGTAGCCACGCTCAAGGTTGTTCGGGGACAGGTCGAGGCCGCCCTTGATGACGTTTTGACCGCCGGTTGGGCTCGGGTGCTGCATTCCGGGGACCTGTGGCTGCTTGATCACGTATTTGTTGGCTCGGGCGTTGCCGAGGGCGGGGCGGGGCGCGAGAACCGCGTCTTCGCCGCTGCCGTAAAGGTCGCCTTGTCCGCGGTGGTTGAAACCGTGTTCACCATCGACGCCGACCATGTATGCCTTGCCGAGTCCGAAGTGACCGCGCAGACCATCGAGGTCCACGCCCGCCTCATGAGCGAACTTCTCCAAGGTGTCGATGTAGGCGACGGCGGCTTGCTCAGACTTCTTCGTGTCTTTCTCGTCGTCTTCGGGCTCTTCCATGTAGTTGCCCTTCATCTCCTTCATCTCCTTCATCTCCTTCTCGTCAATGCCCTTGCTAATTCGTGCGAGGGCATCGCGGATTTCCGTCAGGGTTTCTGTTTGTTCGTTCGTCATGTCTTGTTCACCATCCATTTTCAATAGGGTGTATCGGCTTTCGGGGTTGATCCCCTTTTTGCACAGGGTGATTTCATGGAGTTCCATGTCGGTAATCTCCCTGTGCGCTCCATGTTCGGGGGTGCTCTTGTTCACGCGGAACAGGGCTTGGCCCCCGATGGAAAATGCACGCAGTTCGCCACTGCGGATTTGGTTTTGGACCTCGCGGGCCTTTTCGATGTCCTCGCGGATGCGACAAACGACAAAGAGGCCGTGGTCATCCACCTCGGACTTCCAAACACGACCTTCGTTATCCGTGTAGGAAGGAAGAACCTCGCCAACCTGAATACCACTGTGGGCGAGTTGGACGTTGCGGTAAGAGGGGTTGGACATGAAGCCGCCGAACGCCTTCTTGAGAGCAGACACGGGGATGCGGTCGCCCTGCTTGTCCACCATATCCACGGACGCATATCCCGCGATGACCAAACCACCATCAGCGGACGCAGACTTCAAAATGAAGTCCGCTCCGGTAGCGGTCCATGTCGCGGCGTTTGCCATCAAAACACACCACTTTGTGAAATGGTATTTAACCATTTATGGGCAATTCGGACGGTTCGTCGGGGTCTTGCTCGACCACGACTTCGCCCTCGTCCTTCATTTCTGCTCTCGTTTTGCGGGGAAACCGAAGGGTGGCCCTCCCATCCTCAACCTCAAGTTCACCTTCGACTTCTTGACCGACTCCATCTTTCGTGCTAATTCGCACATGGTCAGGCATCTCCGGCATTTCACCCGTGTTCAATTCAGAAGGATCGAACATGGGGATGCCTTCGTCGTCAGTCAGCGTAGTAGGACCTCGTGGTGCGGTGAGCATATCCATGAGTCCTTCCCAACCGCCGCCGGTCATCGAACCACTGATTGCAGCGAGCGTGGTCGAAGCCTTTGTTTCGACGGTATCATCATCAATTGCTTCATTGACGGTCCACCCATTCTTCGCTTCTTCAAGGCCATATTCCTCAGCGTAGCGTTCAAGCATTTCCGACGTAAGCCCCTTGACCTTTCCAGTCAATTGCTCTGTGGTCATCGTCTTGTCACCAACGGCGATGAGTCGCTTTGCCTGCCTGAGAGCAACTGCTGCGGGGTCTTCGTCACCATCGGGTTCAAGGAGAGCAGCGCGATAGAACAAGAAGGAGTCGGAAGTCTGCAAAAGGGGTGGGTAGGGACTGGCTTCGGCCATACCCTTCTCGATGAGATTAACCGCCACCGGACCCCATAGCCAAGCCTGTTTCCACGCATGGCGCGAAAGCGGTCCCTCGGGCTCAATGCTCACAATGTCAAGACCTACGCCGTCCCACTCACCCTTCACCAAAAGGGGCACGTTGTGGCCGGGATATTCCAAAGCAACATGAGTTCCACGATTCACCACGAATGGTAGAGTCGTGCCTTTGGTGATACCGTTTTCGTCGTTCGGTGTGTAAAGCGTCCACAAATGGTGCGCCTCTTTGCCCTTCGCAAAAGTGGACTTGGCGTCACGAATCCACATGTCGCCGTCAATGCTTTCGGCGGCGTTTTTGAGGCCGTCATCGTCTGTGAACTTGGTGTCAAGAGGCATGGGGAACGACAGGGCGTCGTTAGTCGAATACATCGTGCGGAGGATTTGCAGACGGTCTTCCAACGGTTCCATGTGGATGTCGTCGCCTTTGTGAACGAGCAAGTCAAAAGCACGGAGATGTTTTCCGTTAAGTGTAGCATCAAAGGTGCAATCTCCCATTTGCTCACGAACCGCCTCCTTGACGACATCAGGCAATTTCACTTCTTTGCCCTTCGCGTTCTTTGCAGTGACTTTGGAGCCCCTACGATCCACGATAACTCGCCTTCCCGCAGGCTTCTTTTGGATAACCCAATGACCACTGAATCCGCGCAATTCCTTCAAGTCATCAATTTTGTAGATAGTGTGCGCCGGAGCGATTGCCGTTTCAAACACTCCATTTGCCTCATAGTCGTCGGCTTTCCAAATGTCGCCGCTAACAATGGGTGAATGGCCCATTTCGTTCGTGACGAACATAGCGGGTGCATCGCGCTCTTTCGGCGCAATAGGCCGTTCGCCATGATTCGGGTCCACTGCGGCCAAATGTCCTCCGTGAACCGTTTTTTGAATGGTGGTGAAGGGTTGCTTCTTCACATCGAAACGAATGCCGTTTGCGCCTTTGTCCCATTTCCACGCGAGGGTAGCGGGCATTTCGTGACCCCATGCGTCCATATCCCCCGACAGATAGACGGGCGGAGCAGTGGCTTCGGAGTCGGGGTGGATTGGGCCGACGTTTGCTTGTCGTGGCCCGATGCCTCCACCCATCATCATAGGAGCGAATGTCGTTGTGTTCGGGTTGTTCCCACGCATCAATTGGTAATTTGCCGCTTGGGCCAATTGCTGCATGTTGCCGCGGTTGAGCGTATTCGTCATCAGATTAGACGGCGTGGTGTTGAACACATCTGCACCGTATCGTTCCATAATGCTGCGGGCCATTTCCTGCATCACAGTTCCAAGGTGCCCGTCCATTTGCGAAAAGTGCCCATTGTGGTAATCGTGGTATGCTTCATCGCCGGGATGTCGCTCGCGCGTAGGGCCAATGCGGGGTGCGCCCATGTCTGCGTGCGCGGACACAATGCGACCGAGAGGCTGCTGAGTCAAAGCCATAGACGGGATAATCATTCGGCCTTCGTTTCCAATGACTTCGCTTGGATGCAAATGCTGACCGTGCGAAACGGCAGACCAAAGACCACGACGACGATTGAAGGAGCGCACGCGAGGGTGTTCCGAACCTGCCTCCCACCCTGTCGAGATCGCAGGACGGTGGGGGTGTGCCTGCATATCAGGATGATTTGCAGTTTGAGGGAAGAACGACGAGCCGCTGCCGTGGTAGGAGTCTTCCGCATCACTGAGAGGGTGCTCCCTGCTCACCATGAACGACATGAGTTCATCACCAAGCCAACCTTGGAACGCAGAGGGGTAGGAGTCGGACATCATTCGACGCAGGGAGTTGGCATCGCGTCCAACCCCGCCCCACCATTGGTAAGGCTCCCACCAATGGTGCGTGTGCGATGGAAGGATGGAGGCTTCGTCACGAACGTATGGGGATTTGAAATGGTGTAGCCCCTCCGTCGGATCGGGGGACACGGGACCGTGCCGGTCTGAAGGCCGCTCCCACCACCGGGTGAGTGGCAGTGTTCGCTCAAACCAATTCCGCTTAGCCCTGTCCCACGAAAGACCGGCACCGGCCTTCATGGTGTTCATCAATCTGCGTGCTTCGGGTGAGTCGGAACCCTCCGTTGCTCCCATCTCTTTGAGGATGTCCATGAAAGCCATGCGCTGCTCAGGCGTTTGCCACTCAAGGCCGAACAAGTAGGAAAGAAGTCCAAGGCGACTCATGTTCTTCACGATACCGTCGTCTTTTTCGATGGACGAACCCCACTCTCGCATTTTGCGCTCGCGGTATTCTTCGTCACTCAGGAAATTGTGACGGTCCCTATCCGTCATGTAAAGGTCAAGAAGGGACTCAGAAGGGCGACCGAGAAGATCTTCCATTTCACGAGGAACGATACCCCGCCGTTCCATTTCCTGCATCGTGTTGAGCAGCATATGCCCGTCTTCATCTTCATTGATGAGGGCAAGAAGGTGCTCTACGAAGTGCGGCTCTCCCCACTGCGAACCTTGCAGGAGAGGCATTGTGGGATTATCCCACGAAAGCGGATGACGCTTTCCAAAGGGGTTTTCGTCGTGAGCCTGCGGCCAGTCCTCTGCATAATTCGTGCTAAAACGCCGCTGACCTGCGATATAATCCTCATACCCCCCGACGGGGAGGTTGAGATTGCTGACGATGGATGGCTTGTCGAGGTCTTGCATCCGATACGGTCCCTGCTCCATAGCGGGGAACATGCTCATGAGCATGGCGTCTTCCTTTTCGATGGCGCGACCATCGGCGTAAAACGCTTCAGCCGCCTTCAAAAATTCAGACGGATCGAAGTCCACCTTTGTGTGGAAAGCAACGAGGGCATCTGTCCGAAGACGGACGAACTCATCACGGTTCATCTTCTCGCCCCCATCACTGTCGGGTGGCGATTTTCTCCACGAGGTGGGCAATCTGATTCAGCAAACCTGAATCTCCACCGCTCTTGTTGAGCGTGGTCAGGAGTTCTTCTATGGGTGCGATGTTCCAATTGCCATCCTTCCTGTCGCCACCATCACTCAATTGCATATGCAAAGCAGTTCCCTTCTCGTCATAGCCGGTCTTGGCGAAAGCGAAAATCTTCGCCTTCTCGCTGATGGGAGAGCGGTCAGGTGCAACGTCGGTGAAAGCAGGAACCATGCCGTTTGTTTGGTATGGGTGCGCCTCAACGGCAGTGCCGCCTGAAAGGTCCATGAATTGCGGAGATGCGTTTTCAACCGAGCCCTCCTGTTGGTATTTCAGGAGGATTTCGGGAGCGATGTCCATATCAGCACCAAGTCGGATTTCTTGCGCGTCGTCCTTTGCGCTATCATGAGCGACTTCGTTCAGAGGGCAGTGAACTGCGACCTTTGGCATTCCCATACCGCATGGTTCGCCGGGATTCGCACCGCACATCATGCAATTTGGGGACAGATCTCCTTTCTCCATCTTGTCGCCGCACTCCCTGTTGCACTGTGCCTTTTGCTTAGAGGTGCATTCGGAGTAATTGCATCCGAAGTGCTTTTGGCAGTATTTGTTCTTCTCATCCATGTCTGCCTTCTTGACCTTTCCACCTCCACAGGTGGGGCAGGAGGGGTCTTCGCCCTTGCAGCCCATGCACTCAATGTTCTTCTCCTTGGAGCCGCCACCGCCGTGCATTGGTTGGTGGGTGCCTCCGGTCGAGGAAGTCATGGCCGCCTTCTCAGGATCGCCTGCTTTGCTCGCTTCGATTTTGCGCCCAACCGTGGCTTCCCACGAGGAAATCTTGCCGTCCTTGTCGCGGTCAGCGAGTTCGGGGTTCTTCAGGGCCCTCCGTTCCATTTCCTTGACGATTGCGAGCAGTTCACCTTCAGGGGTGCTCATCGGGTCCTTCCATCGTGGCTGCATGTTCTCACCTGTAATTTCGGCTTGACGGGCTGACCTTTGCAGGCATGGCCGCTTCTGCCTCTTTCCATTCACGGATTTGTTCATCACGACTCTTGGAGATGAGAGCCCCATCGCCGGTATTAAATCCCGAAGTGAATGATGGCGAATCGCCATTTTCCCGCTGAAGAGGGTCGAATGCCTCGTCAGCGAGAGGTGTGACGGCCCTCAGCCAACCGGCCTTTTGCATGAGGGTAGCCGGATCGTCCATAGCCTTGACGAGCACCGCTTCGCGCTGCTCAAGAGATTCGATGCGAGAATTGAGGCGACGGATTTCGCCGGTCAATTCCTTGAGCAATTCAGCCGTAGCCTCACCCACGTTGAGTTCTTCGCTCATTCACATACCTCCCATCATTGGACCGGGCATCGGCATACCGCCGGGTGGCATTCCGGCAGGACCGGGCGCGGGCATGTTCGACAGAGAGCCGGGACCGGGCATACCCGGCATACCACCGCCGCCCATTTCCATACCGGGCATGTGCTGAACCATTGGTGCATCACGGAGGCGGATGACTTCGCACATGTTGCGTAGGTCCTCTACACGCTGACGAAGAGCCATCAAAGACTGAGCGTGACCGAGCACCGTTTCCCCATCAAGGTCTTCGGTGTATCGGGACTGACCAATGGTGCCAATGTGTGCCGTGAGGTCAGTGGCGAGGTCAGTGAGTCGTTGCTCAACGTCAGCCAACGCCTCTTTAGACGAACCGTAGACCTTTCCTGATTGCATCAAGGCATTCATGTCAGCGGGTGAGGGACCGGCTGCGGGGGGAGGTGAAGGTGGGGCCGGAGGGGTGACTTGACCGGGCATGGAAGCCAATTGACCCGTGCCTTGGTCGTCCGCCTTGCGAATGTCGGACATGATCGCGAGCGTCCTCATGCGGTCCGCAATTGAAGGGCTACCGCGATACACGCTGAATCACTCCATTTGCGGTCGCCAAAAGGTGGTAGAGCGTCCAAGACGGGACACGCCAAGAACCGTCGCGCCCTCTGTTCCGTCGTAATCACTGACGGTGTTCTTGTGAACGGCTACGTTTCCGAGAGAACGCCCGTCACCAAGCACGCCGTCATCGCTCTTGGAAATGGCTGCCGTGGCGGCGAAGGACTTGGCGAGGTCAAGGTCGCCTTCAAGGACCGCGAGAGCGTTCTTTGCGTCCTCAAGATGCTTTCCCACATCATCCATGTTGTTGTGAACAATTGCTTGCTGCATGGCTTCCATGCTCGCAACCGCACGACGAGCCATGGGGTCCATTTTCTGAATCAAGCCAAAATCGAGGAAACCTTCAGTCATCTCAACCAATCCTTCGGAGGACGCTATCGCTCATGAATGTTCCGTCATTTCATGTGCCCATGCGCCGGTCCATGTTGTTCAAGCGTTCGTCCACATTTCGTTCTTCAGGTGACTTCTCAGAGTCGCGCCGGTCTTGGACGGTTTGGCTCATGTGATGTTCTCCCTCAAAGCGATTCACGCGGTCGGGCGATTGGCCCGCACTGCGCCGACTCTTGAGGCCCAATTGCGCATATCCTTGGCGGCGAAGAGGTGTGAGGTCTGTGCCGTTCGTGGTGGTCAGTGCTTCGGGCACAGGGACGGCACCGTGAACGGCGTCATTTACGATGCGCTTTACGAGATCGTCAGCGGTTGACGCGGGGTTCCAATCGCTTGTTTGCACAGGACCTCCACCCGGTGGTGCCGGACCACCTTCAGGTCCCGGTCCCATTTGTGGCGGTGGGGGCGGTGCTTCCTTGAAGTCGAAGTGCAGATAACCATCATCGTCACGCAGCCGCGCATCATAGCCCGCCTGCTTCATTTGCAGCATGTTGCGAATCGCCATCTCGTCGCGGCGCATCTGCATGATTTCGTCTTCCTCTTCGTGAGGGTTCAGAACCATTTCCCATTCATCAATTTGGAACGCAGCAAGAAGGGTAGGGAACAAACGACCGTTGTAGAGGTTCTGACTGGCTGCAAGGGCGCGGTTTGTGACCACAATCTGCATACCTTCGTTGTTCAGCCCACCCCCACTCACGTCATTCATGAACACGTTCGACACACCATAGAAGGATGAAATGCGCTGCCTAATATCGTCCTTGATTGGGATGTATTGCAGTTCCTCCAAGGTGTCCATCATACGAACGTATTCCAATCCACCCCGCCCGCTCTCCGTTTCAACACCAACGGTGGGGATGTATTGTGGGTCGCGCTCAAGATGTTCCTGAATGTTGCGAGCCGTGCGCTCAACCGTTTCAAGGTTGGACGACTTGATGACCATAACACCGCGAGGCATCCGCCGCTTCTGATACGCCGCATACACATAATTGTCCATAGCAATTAGCGTATTCACTTGACGCCACAGGGTCGCAACGGGCGAACGCCCATACAACTTGGAAGGGGACCATTTGCTGAGATGAATGACTTCGCCTTCAGTGTAGACCTGACCCGACCCCACGCCTGCGAGGTTCATGTAGTGGATGGGAACGACGGGAAGGCCAGTCTTCGGGCACTTCTCGTCTTTGTCGCTTGTGCGGAATGACCTATCAAGCAGACTCGTGTATTGCTTCCCACCCTTGACACCGCGCTTGTCCGCGACAATGCGCATGAAGATGGGGTCAGCGCGAGTAATTTCCTTGATTCGGTAGAACTGTGGCTTCCCCGTGTTTGGATCGACGAAGTATTCCTTGGTGAGAATGATGTAAGCGTCGTCCACGATATTGAGGTCCATTTCGATTTCGCGCATGACTTCAAGGAAAGACTGACCCATTCGGTTGTCTTCGTCAAGCAACGCCTCAGCATATTCCAATTGCGCCTTATCGGCAGGGCGCACCTCTCCCCCGCACTTCGTGCAATTGTCCACGTCCTTTTTGTGCTCATGGTCACAAGAACGGCACTTTTTCACGAACTTGGGTCGCCACTGCCACCCCTTCCTGAATGTCTCTGTCGCCAAATGGTTCAGAATAGAACGAAGGACGAGGCATTCAAACGCAGCAGCATAGAGGGCGGGAATGGTGATGCCTTGCAGCAAAGCCGGTTCCTGCACACCAGTGGTGAACAGGGGCATTTGGGGAGTTGGCGTTTCGTGCCGCTCCATGTCTACGCCGATTGCCGCAAAAAGACGATCGACACGCTTCTTCTCACTGACCATCGTTTAGCCCCCTTCGCGTCAATTCGCCTTCGCTAACGCCCCAAGACTTGAGCAGTGACACTTGCGTGTGCGGGCCTGCCGTTTGATAGGCGATAAATCGAGCAGCCCATGCGTCACCGTTCACACACCGGAGCAGCAAATCGGCTTCGGGCTTTGCGTTTGTGAGGTGGGGAAGGGACACTTCGCAGGCTTTCAACACGGCCCGGTCGCCTTCGATGACGAACTGATTGCCCTCCCACATGATGTTGCCCACACCCAACGTATGCTTCAACACGTCGGCATAATCCCCCCCACGTTTTGAGTCGAACGGCAGGATGAGGCGCGGGGCATTAAGAGGCGTCATGCCGATTTCTCCGCTCATATCCCACAAATTGGCGATGAACCTATCCACAGTCTTGAGCAGAATGGGAGGTTTGGTGCAACCATAGTAAAACGAGCGATCGTCAGCACGCCGACCTTTGCCTACCGTATGAATGTCGTAAAGGAAACCATGCGACTTGATGAGAGATGAAATCTCGCCCGACGTGCCTTGAAGGCCGTGCGAGGTCATGGTTTGCACATTCATGTCCCCGTATTCGCCAATCAGTTCGGCAGCCTTTGTGAGAATGCCTCGCTCACGACGACTCAAGCGAGATTCTGCACTGAGTCGGTCGCCCCATTCTTTCCATACCATTTCCCGCTCTTCGTTCGTTTTCGCTCGTCGGGATGCAGCAACCGCTTTTCTGAAGGGCAGTTCCAAACGGTCAGCATGTTGCGCGAGCATGGCGAAATCATGGTCGCGGACCGAAATGTGTCCCCAATCTTCCGCCTTCCACCAATCGAAATCAGACAGAATGGCGTCCTGCTCCTGCTTTAGCAGATTGAGCAAACGAGGCACCATATCTCCCTCTCCATTCTCTTCCATGATTTTGATGATGGCCTCGCCGTCCACTCCGAAGTTGTCGATGAAGAAGGTCTTAGACACGCCCACGCGCGGGGGCGCGTTCGTTCCCGGTTGTTCGGTCGGGACGCCTGCGTTGGCGTTGCCGGTGAGGCCAGTGATTTGCGAACCGGCGGTAGCCTCCGGTGGTCGCTCTTCCGTCGGGTTTTTCTCGGCCTCGCTCTGCTCCCGACGTGCATCGGCAAGTTCTTTCGTCTTTTCTGCGACCTTATCCTTGGCGGCACTCGCCGCCATAGAACCGCCAACTCGGAGGGCTGCGGCAGCCAACGGGGCCAATTTCAGGAGGGTTGCCATATCAGAAGCAGACGTTTCAATTCTCATGCAGCCCACCCCAAGCGTCGTGTCCATTCGGATCCGTCAAGCACTACGATGGCGTC